TATGAAAAAGAATAGAAAGAAAGCAAAACCAATCGGTGACTACCCTCTATACTGGCAAGTGTTCTTATTGACCTTGATAGTATTGTACGGCAGTTCCTTCGTGTTATTACTGATGGGTTTGATTAGTGTTTAATAATAAATAAATGATGAGGAGTTAGTATGAGAGAAGGATTAAATGTATTGGGAGTCTTGCTGGTCGGTGTTGGGATGATAGGTATCATTGGCGTTGTCGGTGGTATGGAACTGAACACCTTGACCTTAAGTAAGGGTATCTACTCTAGTATTGGGTTTGCAACCTGTATGTACTTGGGTATTTTTGTTATCAATAAGAGTAAGAAGAATGTTTAAATTTTTATTACAAATAGTCTGGTATGGTTTCTGGTTGTACTTTTGGGTGCTAGTTGGTTTATTTGTTTTAATCACCTATGGCACTTGACAAAACATGTATGGAGATGATACTATGGCGTTAGAAGATGTATGGATGATTACCTGTTGGAGTGAGGAAATGTTAGAGAAGAAAGGTATTACAATTGATTGTTCATCACCTGATGGTAATGCATTTGGTTTACTTGCATTGGCAGAAGATATTGGTAGACAGATGGGTTGGGATGACAGGCAGATGGTGAAGTGTTTGACCGAGATGAAGTCTGGTGATTACGAACACTTGGTGTTGACCTTTGAGAAATGTTTTAGTTTTTATGTGACCCTTAAGTTTGATGTCCATCCTTCCAGCAAAAACTTTTATAGGGGATAGATATGGAGTTGTATTTAACAGGTTTAGCAGTAGGAGTGGGATTAGGTATGATGCTTGTTTCGCTGGGATTGCTCGTATACTTGGAATATTTTAAAAGGTAATCTGAATGTTGAAAATTTTGCGTAGCGATTCTCTGAGGAAGTCGAATGGAGTCTTTAGAGAGATTGAGGAGTGTATAAATAATGTTTAAATTCTGGAGAGGTAGTATGAAACTTTTACTATTAGGTACGGTTCTATTCTGGACTTTGATGGTGGTCGGGCCTAGTCTTTCGTACGGTTGGGTGGTTGCGTTGAAGTTAAGTTTGGGGTTGATTATGTGGACTGTAATAATGGAATTCTTTAGGGATAGGAAGTGGAAAGATTGATTGAAAATATTTTTATAAAATTAAGTGATATGTTAATGACAACCATTCTCAATGAATTGACATTAGCAATACTTTATTAACTAGTGAGGAAGTGATATGTTGTATGCGATTGCGTGGATTACAGGAATAATATTTTATTTGGGTTGTGTCTATTTGTATTTTCTGTTGGATAGAATGGTGGAGAAGTTAGGACAGATAGATGACCGACTTACCGATATGCGAATTGACTTGGCAACCACAGCAGCAGAAGTGCAGAGAGCAAAGAAGTTAGTTGAACGCATGGATGACTTTGAACCTTATCCATCTACTATCAAAAGTTAAATGAATCTCAAAGACTTGTCCAACAATCTGAAAACCGAATCAGAACTACATACCTTTGTCAAACAAGAACGAGTCCTTCGTAGACCTCTAGGTATGTCGGTGGATAACCGATTGGAAATACAATCTATCATTGCGACTCACAAACACGAGGAAGCACGTAAGACGAACGTCAAAGCATATATGACGAATTGGTTTCTACATCAAGACTATCCGATAGTCAATACTATTTGTGAGAAAGCAATTGATGTCGTTCGCAAAGTTACTCTTAACGACCAGAAAGGTAAACTAGATAAATTTTTTACCTTTGACTGTTGGGGTGCAATCTATGAAAAGTATCATTACACTAAACCTCATACACATGGGCCTGCCTTATGGTCTTGGGTATATTATGTGCAAGTACCGAATGGTTCACCCCCTCTACATTTTCCACAAGCAAAACTAGATGTCTTTCCACACGAAGATGAGATAGTTATTTTTCCGGGCCATGTTATCCACGAAGTTCCAAAGGTGTCAGAAGAAGTTAATGAAGAAAGAATAGTTCTTGCTGGTAATATCTATTTGGATTATCGTTACAACGCTTAACACAAGTTCCTATCTAGTCTTATAAATACATTCATGAATGAAAACTATTTTATGGGCCTAGATGGTTTCGTATGGTTTACTGGTGTTGTAGAGAATCGTAACGACCCTGCTAAACTAGGTAGAGTACAAGTCCGTTGTCTAGGTTACCACACAGAAGATTTAATTGATATCCCATCAGCAGACTTGCCGTGGGCACATGTTATGCATCCTGTTACTGACCCAGCAATGCAAGGTCTTGGTAACAGTCCATCCTTTCTTACGGAAGGTACATGGGTAATTGGATTCTTTCGTGATGCAAATGAAAAACAACAACCTATCATTATGGGTTCGTTGCCGGGCGTACCACAAACATCTGCTAAAGAAAATTTAAGTGTTGATGACAATCGTGGACCTGTAGACTTAGGTTTTACAAGTGTTCCGAGTAAAGGTTTCAATGACCCCAACGGAAAATATCCTGGCACGATTACACACTCTTATCACACTACAGGTGAATCAGATGTGTCAAGACTTGCCAGAGGTGAAGATGCAGAAACTCATAAACTATTAATTGAAAGAAGAAAGAATCAATTTAAAGGTATTGTTGAGGCAAGAAAACCTTTCATACCATCTGTATCTACTAACACCTCAAATGAAGTTAACATTACATTTAGTGAACCTAATCCTAGAGGAGTAGAAACTACAGGAACATCTACAGGACAATATCCTTTTAATCATGTACACGAATCTGAATCTGGACATGTATCTGAAATAGATGATACACCAAATGGTGAAAGATTACTAACACAACACAAGTCTGGCACCTATGAAGAAATAGTTGCAGATGGTACAAAGACAATTAAGGTTGTCGGTGATAACTATGAGATGGTTGTAGGTCGTTCAAATATTTTTATTCAGGGTGATGTCACTATGACCACTTATGGAACAAAAAGAGAATTTATAGAAGGTGATTACATACTAGAAGTTGGTGGAGATTTTACAAAGTTAGTTTATGGTAATGAACAATCAATGATTGGTGCTGGTGGTGCTGGTAACTTAGAGGAAGTAGTCATAGGTAATCATTCATATAATATTGGTGGTTCTGTTAAAGGTGGTGTTGGTACAGATGATGTAGCACAAAGTAGAGATTATGATTTAAACATTGGTGGTAACTTTGGAACTACTGTTGGTGGTGACCACTTCATAACTAGTATAGGTAGTATGACATTGACAACAGCAGAATCGTTAGGAATAATTTCATTGAAGACTACAAGTATAACTACTGGTACAGACGGAAGTATTGCAATTATTGCTGGAACAAGTTTAGATATGAAGTCAAAAGGAAAACTGTCAATCAACTCAGAAGAAGAAGTAGATATAGATGGAGAAGTAATTAATTTAAATTAGGAGAGGATATGCCAGGAGTAATTAGGAATATAGATATAGCAGGGGGTCTTTGTATCGCAGTACAAAACAATACTGTTAAAGCAAATGGTAATAATATTATTGTAAATGCCGACCCTGTAACAGGTCATGGTTCTGGTTCTCATGCTGCCGCTATAATGATTGCTGGTTCTAACAATGTTTTTATTGGTGGTGTTGCAGTTTGTAATGCTGGAGATTTTGCCACTTGTTTGCATCCAGCTCTGCCAGGTTCGTCAAATGTAAATGTAGGATAGGAGATAAAATATGTCATTATTAAATAAACTAAAATCAGGTGGTTTGTGTGGAGCATCCACATTACAAGGAGATGTCTTAGGTTCTTTTGACACTTTAAAGTCTGGTATGACAGATGCAGTATCAGGAACTGTTGGTGCTGCATCTGATATCGCAAGTGCGATAGAAGGTAACTTAACAAGTTTAAAAAGTAAAGTTACTAGTATGATACCAAAACTTCCTGATTTACCAAGCACAAATTTACAAGCAGAGTTAAAAGCACTTAATAATCTTGATATAGGTTCGTTTGGATATCTAAGTAAGTTTGCATCTCTTAAATCTCAGTTTGGAAATCTAATAGACTTAGATTCTTTAGGTGATTTAAAAAGTATAGACATTTGTTCTTTAGATAATCTCTCTATACCAAGCGGAGCAACCGAACCTATAAAACAAAGTGCAGATGTTATTCTTGCTACTACTAAAGAAGTGATTACTGCTAAAACAAAGATTACAAAATTTGTGATGGAGCCAGATGTCATATTAGAAGAAGTAACAAAGGGGTTTACAAAGATAGAAGGTGTTGCTCTTGATAAAAAATTAATATCAGATTCAATTAAGAAATATACAGAGACTGTCTAATTCCCCTTATAAATAATCTATAAAGACTTAGGGAACTCACATGGCAGACTCTGCATATAAAGATGCACAAGCAAATAATGACATCAGTCGTAATGTCAGACAGTACTCTGACTTAGATTTATTCTTTGGAAAAAGGGTAGTAGGTTCTGATGTAAATAAAGTAACTGATGTACAAGCAGTTAAGAGGTCAGTAAGAAACCTAATATTATTAAACACTTACGATAAACCATTTCACCCAGAAATAGCAGGTGGTGTTCGTGAAATGTTATTTGAAAATATGACACCAATCGTTGCTCAGATTATTGCTAGAAAGGTAGAAGATGTAATTGAAAACTTTGAACCACGAGCAAGATTAGTAGGGGTTAGAGCAATACCAGACTTGGATAGAAATGCATATGAATTGTCTATACATTTTTATGTAGTAAACGCACCCACAGAATTAGTAGACCTATCGGTCATGCTAGAGAGAATACGATAATGGCAGTCAATGACAAAAAACTTAGAGTAACGGAATTAGACTTTGATAACATCAAAGAAAATTTAAAGATATTCTTAAAAGCACAAACAGAATTTAAAGATTATGACTTTGAAGGTTCTGGTATAAACATTCTCTTAGATACTCTTGCTTACAACACTCACTATCTAGGTTTCAATATGAACATGTTGGCAAACGAAATGTTTTTAGATAGTTCTGCACTTCGTTCAAGTGTTGTATCTCACGCAAAGACTTTAGGTTATGAAGTGTCATCACCTAGAGCACCAATCGCAGTAATCAATGTAAGTTTGGCAACAACTGCAAGTACAAAAACAATGTCAGCAGGAACAGCATTCTTATCTGTTATTGATGGAACATCTTATCAATTTGTTACAGTTGGCGATGTAACTGCAAGTAACACAGGTAGTGCAGTTCCTTTTGATAGTGTAAAAATTTACGAAGGTAGTTACGTTACTACAAGATATACTACCGATACTTCTGACGTTGACCAAAGATTTTTATTATCAGACCCAAGAGCAGATACTACAACGCTAACAGTTAAAGTGCAAAACTCATCTTCTGATAGTGCGACTACAACTTATACAAAAGCAACAGACATAACACAACTGTCTGCATCAAGCACAGTTTACTTCTTACAGGAAACTGATAGTGGTTTGTATGAAATTTACTTTGGTGATGGTATAATTAGTAAAGGGTTGTCAGATGGTAACATAGTTGTATTACAATATGTGGTTACTAATAAAACTTTATCAAATGGAGCATCTACATTTAGTTCACCTTCAAGTATTGATACTGTAACTGATATCACAATCACTACAGTTACAAATGCTTCTGGTGGTTCTGAATCAGAATCTATACAATCTATAAAATTAAATGCACCATTAGATTATGCAGCTCAAGGAAGATGTGTAACAGTAGATGATTACAAAACATTTGCAAGAAAATTATTTCCAAACACTCAAGCAGTTTCTGTTTGGGGTGGTGAAGATGGAAGTTACGATACAAGTACAGGAGTATCAAGTAATCCAGAATATGGTAAAGTGTTTATCTCAATTAAATCTACAACAGGTGCAAACTTAACTACTGTACAAAAGAGTAACTTAGTAGCTGCGTTTGCTCCATTTAAAGTTGTATCTATTACACCTGTTATTGTAGACCCAGAAACAACTTTTATAATTTTAAATATAACATTCAATTATGATTCAACTGCAACCACATATACTAAAGATGAGTTAGCAAGTTTAATTGCAACAACTATTTCTAATTATAACTCAAATGAGTTGCAAGAATTTAATAGTTCGTTTAGACATTCTAAACTTACAGGATTAATTGATGGTACAGATTCATCTATACTAAACAATACAACCACAGTTACTATGGGTAAATTTTTTACACCTGTTGCATCTTCAACATCATACACACTTAATTTTAATAATACATTTTACAATCCACACACAGGATATAATAAAGATGCTGGTGGAGTGATTGCATCTACGGGATTTTATTTAGATAATGATACAACAATAGAATACTTTTTTGATGATGATGGTTCTGGTAATTTAAGAATTTATTCTGTAACTTCGGCAGGTGTTAGAACTTATATAAACTCTACTGCTGGTACAGTAAATTATAGTACAGGAACACTTAGTACAACATCATTATTTATTTCAGCAGTATCAAATGTGGATGGTGCAGCTTCAACACAAATTCGTATAACTGTAATTCCGAATTCAAATGATGTAGTACCTGTAAGAAATCAAATACTAGAAATAGATTTAGTTAACACAACAACAGGTGGGAATGTTGATGCACAAGCAACTACAGGTTTGGGTTATACTGTAACAACAACAGGCACAACTTCAACGACAACTGTTACAACACCGTCATCTACTTCAACCACTTCGGCGTACTAGATGAATGGCAAAAAATGATTCAAAACTAGTTAATAAAATAAGTCCTTTAATTGAAGGACAAGTTGCTGACTTTGTTCGTGACGACCATCCAAAGTTTACTCGTTTTCTTAAACACTATTATCAATATCTAGAAGCAGGTAGAATTGTCTACACAGGTGAGTTAGATTATCTAAGATTACAAACCAATACACTAGAGTTTATTCTACAAGAAGATGGTGAAAGAATTGTTACTGAAATAGGAGCAGGTAGTACAGGATTATTTGTAACAGGTGAAACCGTTACAGGTTCAACATCTAAAGCAACTGCAACAGTATTAGTAGAAGATGGTAGAAACAAACATCTCTACATATCTTCTCAACAGAAATTTATTACAGATGAAACTTTTACAGGTGGAACATCTGGTGCAACAGGAGTTATATCAGAGTATCGTGCAAACCCCATTCAAAACATTCAACAACTTTTAGAATATGCCGATGTAGATAATACTATTTACGATTTCTTAGATAACATGCGTGACCAATTCATGAACGCAATACCTGAGACTTTGGCAACAGGTGTATCTAAAAGGAAGTTGTTAAAAAATATAAAAGATTTGTATGGTGCAAAGGGAACATCCGAAGGACACAAATTATTCTTTAAAGCTTTCTTAGGTGAGACACCAGTTATAAGTTATCCTACAGAAAAATTAATGAGAAGTTCAGATGGTAAGTGGACACAAAAAATTACTATCAGAGTAAGTGCTAGTGCAAATGTTACAGGTGATGAAATAATTAATCAAGTTATTACAGGACAAACATCTGGTGCAACTGCTGTAGTCGTATCATCATCTACATTTACACAAGGTGATTTTGCGATAACAGAATTAGAATTGCAAAGTGTAGAAGGTACATTTGTTGATGGAGAAATAATTACAGGAACATCTAACACAAGAGATGTAGATGTAAACTTTACAGTATCATCACAGATGAATACAAGCACCGTTAACAATGATGGTATACTTAATAGTACCTTAGACACCCTAAGTGTTGAAAGTCTCGGTTCAGCGGTCTCTGAGGTCGTTGTAGAGGATATTCTAACAGGGTCAGTAAGTGATGTTATTGTAGATGTTGTAGGACAACAATATGAAGTTGGTGATACAATATCATTTACTTCAGATTCAAACGATACAGACATCTCAACTGCTACTGGTGTTGTTAGTGCAGTCGGTGGTGGTATACTACAAGAAACAGGTACTCTAGATAATTCAGATATTACAACTGATATAATTCATTTAGAAGATGCTTCTACTATATCATTAGTACCCTTTGATATTATTTTAGAAGATGGTAATTTAATACAAGAAGATATTGCACCAGATTCTTCTACTAAAGTATTTACTCTTTCATCTTTAAATTCTACTACAGATGACATTAGAATATTTCGTGATAACATACAGTTAAATTCAACAGATGCCGCTGGTGATACTGTATGGAGTGTGAGTGGTGCAACTCTAACATTTACAACAGAACCAACAGCAGGTATACCCCATGTTATAAAAGGAAATGTTGCTAACAAATTATTATTGGATAGAACAAATTCAAGTAATAGAGATAACGGTAATAATTTATTAACAGACACAGTACAAGAAACTTCAGATGAATTTGGAACATTCCCAGACTTAATTGTTTTGGAAGAAAATACATTCGCAACACAAAACGAAGCAACATCAATTAGAAAAGTACAAGTAACTGATGGTGGTAATGGTTATTCTAAATTACCTAATGTATCAATTACAAGTCTATCTGGTACTAGTGCAAGTCTACTTGCAAACACAACAGACATTGGTAGAACAAATGGTATAGAAATTAAAGATGGTAGTTTTGATTTAGATTCTAGCAACCCACCAGAGGTAACATTCCAAGCACACTTTGTATTAAAAGATGTTACAGGAACATTTACAAATGGAGCTGCACTAACATCACACACAGGTACTATAAAAAATTGGGATGTTGATACACAAGTTTTAAGTACAACTTTTGAAAATGTAATTAGAACAGAAAGTGATGTAGAGGGTACAGTTCAAAATGGTATAAGATTAGAAAACAATGCTGAGTCAGAACCATCTGGCATTCTTTTAGAAAATGTTTTAGACTTTGATGACGGTAAACATATTTTAACAAATGCATTAAGTACAACTGAACCAACAAACACAACAGAAATATTTAAGGTAACAGTTGGAAGAAACTCTACTGATACTGCAAACATATTTTATATCAATGGAGTTGCAA